AGGATCGTGCTCCTCGGTAAGGATAAGGTGACACCGCCTGAAGGACTGGTCGAAGACAGAGAGAAGCTTAAGGAGATAGCACCGCTGTTCAAATAAATGGAGACTGTCAGGGAGCATTGCAAGCACAAAGATTGTTACTACAGAGGCCGGTTCGGTTCAGAGCCGGCATGCCTGTATATACTGCATACCGGAATGGCCAGAAAGTGCAGCATATCTGAGTGCGACAAGTACAAGAAGGGCAAGGCGAGAGTTGGACTCACAGACTATCGCCTTGTCTACGAGGAAGATTATGACCTATAAAGAGTTCGTCAGTAGGCCAAAAGCCATGAGGAGACGCGTCGAGCATCAGATCGAGGATGTTCAGCTCAAGTGGACTATATGCCAGGGAACGACGGTAGCACTTGGAGACAAGGTGCAGACATCGCCCTCGAATACCACCGAAGCGAACAACCTCAGATACATCGAATCGAAGAAGAAGCTCGATAAATATGTGGAGAAACTGGACGCAGCGAGTCATGAGCTGCGTACATTTCTGTATTCGCATCTCGATCTGGATATGGCGGACATTCTCGAATGGAAGTACATTGACTGCAAGACTATCCAGGAAATGGCAGATATCAAAGGCCTTGAGTATGACTCGATGAAGAACAAAATTCACAAGGCCGACAGGATTGCGAAAAAAATCTATGATGAATTACCAAATGTTACCAAATGTTACTGAATGTTACCAAGCATATAAGTATAATGGTACTGTCAGAGTACCAGCCGAGAGGCTGGTTTTGTCATTGGAGGGAAAATGAAATACTTGTTTATCGGGGCGCATCCCGACGACATAGAATATGCTTGTGCCGGCACGATAATGCGCATGAGAGCAGACGGAGACGATGTGAAGATGCTGGTGCTGTCGCATGGCGGAGCATCGGAAGGCAGAAGCGAAGAACGCAAGATGGAGGCTCAGGTGTCTGCCTGGGAACTGTCGGTAGACCTTGAACTTCTTACAATGCAGGATGGGCATATAAGCATAGACGCTCACTCGGTAGACAGGATCAAGAGAGTAATTGACAGATACGATCCTGACTGTGTTTTCGTTCATTACCCGGATGATACGCATCAGGACCACAGGGCTGCAGCACAGATTACCCTATCGGCGGCTAAATGCCGCGGCATCATGTTCTATCAGTCCTTCTCAGCGATAAACTTCAGCCCAGATACTTTTATATCCATAGACGACTATAATGCCGCAAAATGGCAAATTTTGGGCATACACAAGTCCCAGATAGAGAAGTATGAGAAGCGTGGCGTTCCGTTTGCCGAAAAAGCTATGACCCAGAACATACTCCACGGAATGGAGGCAGGCTGCAAGTACGCAGAAGCTTACAAGACTTACAGGAAAGTGGTGATGTAATGGAAAAGCAGATCGTAGCTGAGACAATGCGAGTCGGTGATCTGAAGACGAACTTCGGAAACCCGCGCAAGATAAACAAGAACAAGAAAGAAGACCTGAAGGCCTCTTTGACAACGCTCGGAGATTTCGGGCTCATAGTCATCAATGAAGAGGATCAGGTGTTGTGCGGCAATCAGCGTGTAGCCATCCTCAAGGAGATGGACGAAAACACAGAAGTCCTCTGTAAACGTCTCATAGGCTATACAGAGGCAGAGCAGAGAGCCGTCAACATCAAAGATAACACCCATGCAGGAGAGTGGGATTTAGACCTGCTCTCCGACTGGATGTCTGATATCACCATAGACCTCGGCCTTGATATAGACAATGATCTTGACAAAAAGAAGGTTGAAGGCATGGAGCCTATCCGGTTCGAGAAATATGACTATGTCATCATTGCCTGCGACAACGAGATAGACTACAACGAGTTGATCAGGAATCTCGGCCTTGAAGGACAGAAAGTCAAGATCGCCAAGCGCAAGATCAAGGCAAGGGCAGTCTGGTACAAGGACATAAAGGCACAAATAGTACCGAAGGAGGGAGTATGATACTGGCAAGTCATCAGCCGAACTTCTTCCCGTATATGGGCTATCTGTACAAGATGTATATGTGCGATGTCTTTACCATATCCGACGAAGTACAGTTCACACGGAATGTACATCACAACTATAACTTCATAGACAATGGAGGCAGCAAGCTAAGGCTGACGGTCCCTATCGAGAAGCATCTGATCCAGTTCAATCAGGTCAGGCTCTCGAATTGGCCATATCATAAATGGAAGGTGCTCAAGACCATAGAGTGCTGCTATAGGAAATATCTGCACTTTGACGAGGCGTTTCCTGAGATAGAACTCATACTGACACGGGACTATGAGACGCTGTGTGAGCTGAACGAGCACATAGTCTGGATGCTGAACAGAAGGTTTGGCATGAACAGGGTGCTGATCAAGGAAAGCTTTCTCGGACTCGACAACGAAGACCCGAACGATGATATCCTCAGGATGTGTGAGGAACTTGGAGCTGACAGATACCTGTCGGGATCAGGGGCGAAGGACTACATCAATGAAGACCTGTTCGCTCAGAACGGAGTCAAAGTCATCTGGACTGGTTATAAGCCTCTTGACTACGGCAGCCCGATAGACAATCTCAGCTGCATAGACTACATCATGCGTAAAGGGTTTGTCATACCGGAGGAATGGATCACAGAGAGGGAGGTACTGCATGGAGTTTAATGTATACGTCCCTTCATATGCCAGGTATGACGATACAGTGAGGATGTGGGACAACCTTGAGTACTGCACCTATGTAGTCAGAGAGTCAGAAGCTGAGAAGTACAGAGCCACAGGAATAGATCGGCTATGGGTGGTGGAAGACCACCTGATAGACAATATCCATAAGACCTTTCAGTACATAATCGACAACTCCCCGGAGGAAGTCATCTGCATCATAGATGATGACGGCAAGATGATGTACAGGAACGTAGAGACACGGGACATGACTCAGGAGGAGGCCAGCATGGAGCTGGAGCGAATAGCAGTCATGCTCGTAGACCTAGGCCTCGGATATGCCTGCACAGACGCAGTGCCTGCTCCGTTCTACTACACTCAGGAGTTTGCCTTCAAAGGCATGTCAGGTGGGTGTAAATGGATAAACAAGGCCAAGTTCAAGGCTGAAATGGACTATGAATCGAACTACAACTTTGATCTTGACTGGGAGCTTCAGGAGTTGCTTTTCAACAGGGCTATCTTCAAGCCTATCTACTTCATCGATGTAGGAGGCCAGGATACCAACAAGGGAGGCTCGAACACTGACAAGAACAATGCCAAGCGTATAGCCGGCATAGAACATATGAAAGCCAAGTGGGGCAAGTACTTCGATTATAACTACAAGAACAACAAGGCCAAGATAGTCGTGAAACGCTGAAACCGTTCAAATTTCAAAGAAAATCCCTCTTTACATCATGTTTGGCTACTGCTATCGTTACGTTAGCAACATATTACCATAAGCTGATTATTGTAAAGGAGGAGAATAAGTTGGCACAGATGATGACTAGAAACGGCCACAACTTCTGGGTCGTAGCGTCGCTCTTGCAGAAAGCGATCCGGCGAGGAGATTTCGTCAGGGCTGGATATGCAGCAGCTGAGCTGTATGATAACTACAGTTCGTTCCTATGGAACAGGCTGTTAGTCATATCATGCGAGGACTGTAAGGCGGCGGTGACAAAGGAGATACTGGCGCTCAAGGAATGCGACGAGTCAGTAAACAAGGGCAAGGCCAAGGAGAAGAAGACAAAAATCTTCATAGGCAAGGCTCTTGTGATCCTGCTTGAATGCGCAAAAGGGAGAGACGGAGACTACATGGCATCATGCCTCATGAGAGAAGTCAATCCTGAAATGCGATCAGACCCTGCATTCAATCAAGACTGGGACTCACTCAACTTCATGGTGATAAAGCCAGAAGGAGAAATATTCCCAGACTATGTATTCGACCCACACACATGGCAAGGCAAGAAAATGGGGAGGAACTTCCTCAACTATGACTTCGACTACATAGAGAGCAAGGACCTCAAACCCAAATGCCAGCAGGTAAGTATCTTTGATGGCGAAGAGTACAGATACGATGATATGTATGACGATGAAGGCAATCTCACATATCCCGGATATCAGTACAAGCCTAAAAGGTTCGGTGAAAAGTAGTAAAAGGTGATTAAAAGGTAAGGGCGGTGTAACAGCCGCCTTTTACTATGTCCGGAGGGAGTATGGACATCATAGAAGAGAAGAAAGATTCGGTAATGGGAAGGCCGAAGATAGAAATCAACTGGGAGGAGTTCGATAAGCTGTGCGGATTACTCTGCACTCTGGAGGATATAGCCGGTTATTTCAACTGCTCGGAGGACACGATCGAGAGAAGGTGCAAAGAAGAGCTGGGCGAGACATTTGCGGAGGCCTACAAAAAGAGATGCAGCAAAGGAAGAGTCTCTATAAGAAGGCAGCAGATGAGAGTAGCCATGGATGGAAACCCGGCAATGCTCATATGGCTTGGTAAGCAGCATCTTGGTCAGAAAGAACCTGAACGCGATCTCAATGTCAGGAATGTTGACATAGATGACGAAACGCTCCAGAGGATGAAGGCGGACTTTGCTTATGATATCGAGGGAGAGAGCGACACAGCTGATACGGTATGAGCCTTATAAGATAGGCCACTATATGGGATTTCAGGATTTGACTGAGCTGCATAATGAATGGCTCAAGTCGTTCCTATTCAATCCCAATGATCAGACCTTACAGGCGCACAGAGGCTCATATAAGACCACATGCGTAAGCTTAGGGCTGGCATGCTCCATAGTCATAAGGCCTTGGGAGCTCATAGACTTTTTCAGGAAGACGGACACGGACACAGTCGAGGTAGTAAAGCAGACCAAGAACATCC